TTGTGATATGTTTATTATTAGAACGTTTACTTTTTCTTCAGTATCACAATACGACGTAATTCCAACTGCTTTATGTTTATTACTATTTCTAATCATTTTTTAACCCTCCCCATTGTTTTGCCATTGCTTTTGCAAACCCCGGAAAAGTTTCACTTCTTTTCCTACGACGTTCATCGGGTGGTAATTTCAATGTTTCCATATGCCACATTGAATCGTGTCGACCATCCTTATATGTGTACAATACTGGCTCAACCATATTAGTTGGTTTCAAATGAGGTAATCCTTTTAACCATAATCCCGTCTTTTTACTTTCTGGATCCCCAAAAAAATATGGATGAACATATTGATCGGGCTTTCTATATCTAGTGGACATAATCCCCACAGGATTCTCAATGGCAATCATTGGACAATCCACTTCAGTCAAATCCATAAAAAATTGAATAGCCTCTTCACGTTTGTCCGCTCTTCCCGGAAATCTGTCTTTGAATTCGGGTTTCATCCATTTATTGCCCGTGACAGTTAAATAGGTACATTCTGGGTGGAAAATACATAAATCAAACTTCTCCCTTTTTAATACCTCGAATACATCCTCTTGAAAGTGCCACTCAGGGTGTCCACCAGAACAGGGTAATAAATCACAACTATATGCTTCGTGTCCTAATTCACGAAACGCTTTACAAACAACTTGACTTTCTTCACAACCAATTAGTACTCTCATATTATCCGTTTATTAACACCACAGCTGAAGTTGTTGGTCGGGTAAGAGAAGTGTATTTCAATTGATTCCTCTCTTTTACAGTCCAATTCTCGTCCATATCGTTCTCCATAACAAATACGTGAGTATATGTACTTCCTTGCGATTTATGGGCGGTAATTGCCATTCCGTAATCCATATCTTTTACAATGGTTTCTTTTTTATTTCTAGGACTTCCGTCTCTAAATTTATTTATTGTTTTCATTAAGATATTGTTCCTTCTGAAATCATAATATTTTTTCCAAGGACCAATTACATCTCGTCTTACTCCTATTTCTTTAAACTCATCATGAAGTTCCCCGTATCGGTGTAAATTGTTAAAATCATTAACATCAATAATGAATACATTTTTATTTTTGAATTTACCGTGTGGAAGATCTTCACGTATTGTAACATCCCACCCAAACAAACCGTATTTATTTTCAGTTTTTTCAGTCTTAGCAATAACTCTATAATCTTCTGAATTCTCAATAATATTATATCGAGCATTTGACGATCTTACGCTTCGATAAGCCATAAGGATGTCACCGATTTCAATCGTATCCGAACCTTTTCCAAACAATTCATTTCTAATTGACCTATTCGCCCCCATAACGGTTGTGTTTTTCCACGCAATTACTTTTGCAAATTCCGTATTGGTTTTAAATTCTTCGGATTTATACTTCTCCATAATTAACCTCTTAAACTCATCGGTGTTTTCGGTGAATATTACACCCTCACCTTTCTCATTCATAACGGTTTCTCTTTGAAATCCGCCAGACTGTTTGTTTAAATTGTTTCGTAGATCACTATAAACAACTGATAAAGGATTGGATTGGTTTTGTCTTTCAATTATGGTTAATTGATGAAGTTCAATTTCGGGTTGTTCAAAAACGGCACTAAGTTTTTCTCCCACCGGCGGAATTTGTGCTGGATCACCCATGAATAAAATTTTTATTTCATAATCCATTGTTATTGCCATAATTAAATTGTACAACTCCTGGTTAATCATTGAAGATTCATCTATGATAACAAATTCATAATCAACAATAGTTGGAAGTGCAATTGGACCAAACTGAGGATAATTTGGATTATAATTGTCGAGATCAACATCTGGCCGTAATCCTAACAATGAATGTAAGGTCTTACCTTCCACATCTGTGGCAGCCATAATTACTTTTTTTGCTTTATGAGTTGGTGCTGAAACAACAACATTACCTCGATATTCATCGAGTATTTTTTTTATACAAGTTGTTTTTCCTGTGCCAGCATATCCTGCCAATGTAAAAAGGAAGCTACTATCATCATTTAACCATTCACGAATTTTATTTATCCCCTCATATTGCTCATCGTTAAAAGTGATTATCTTTCCAGTTGGAAGAACCAATTGATTGTCATCAACCACACGTATATTCTTCTTTGACATTAAAATCGTTTATTATAAACTAAATTATTCCAATGATCCAATCCATTTAGTATTGTCTCATCATGGTCGAATGCCCATTCTAAATTATCGTGATTTATTAAAAATAACCCCACGTCCACCCATTTCACTAATTCAACTTCTTTGCATGTGAAATATTTAATATTTTCCGGAAATATTTCTGGTTCATCTTTAAAATCATAAACATTTAGATAGATATTTGAAATATTCTGACGATGATCGGTTGGCTTGTCTTTGACGATGATCGGTTGGCCGTCATTATTATAAACTAAATATTCTTCACTGTCCGGCATATAAAACGATGTTTCTTCATATACTTCTCTCATCATCCCTTCATGACGAGTTTCATCCCAATCAAGATATCCGCACGGTAGGCTAAATTTTCCGGGCTCATCTACCATCGATTTAGACCTTTTTGTAATTAAGACTTTCATACCATCTTTAGTCATTGCGAATATAATTGCAACAACCGCCGTTGAACGACTAATAAAAAAATTTTGGTTTATTTTTACATCAGTTCCAGGTGATATAAACCTATACATCAAATGGTCATTTTCTCTATTATTAAATTTTTTTGGAAGTTCCATTTTGAAATTTTATTAATTTAGTTTTAAGACTCCATATTCTCATTGTGCCAAGTTTTGCCACTTTGAATTGTTCTTCCTGAGTCAATTTTCTTGCATCCTTACGAATTTTAGCATTCCTTTTTATAGTGGCATACACCGAATTCCGGGTTTTCCATGGACTTCTATAACAAGAAATGATTCCTGCGTGTTCGGGAATAAATTCAGTACAGGTTGATAATAATTTTTCAGGTAATGCATAATAAAACTCTCGTATTCTCACGTCAGAATGATCGTGCTTCTTTTTAAAATCAGCAAGCAAATCAGACTTCGATCTTTTTATTTCAACCTCAGTAGCAAATCCACTCTTATTAATAATAAACACATCACATTCGTGCATCCCCGGAAGTCCCCATGAAAGATTTGGAACAATTATGTTAGTCCTCACTCCGAAAAGACGTGAAATCGCCTCTTCCATTTCAATTGTGGTTATCGGTACTTCTTTCGGTTTACTTGTGGTTTTTGTTTTTTGAACGTACTTTCGTCTCTTTACCGCCATTATGCGAGTTTCATATCTCTAATCAATTCCCTAAGAAATAGATTTTTATCACCACCAATTACCTTTTCTTTCCATTCAGCAAAATACTCAGGAAAATGTGATTCCAATGTTTCTCTATCCATTCTTCTAATGAATATTTTATTCTCAGGAGCCATAGCGTCGGCAGCGGATTTATACATTTTCACATCGAACATCCAATCGGCAAAATCAAGATAATCTTTCTTGTTAAAAACCCTTTCATCACAAATCACAGCAACCGCAGTTAAAGCATCATTTAGATCTGGTTCAGTGAAATACGCCATTTCAATTTCATTTTCAACCAACTCGTCAGCAATCTGATTTAGAGACCCAACAGATATCATTGTAAAATCCCTACTTGAATTGGTGGTTCCTCCATTAAGAATAATCCAGGTTTTCCAATGTTCCAAATATGTCCATATAATATGAACAGGATTAAACCTACCATATTTCAATGCATATTCACCCATAGCGTGTCCAGCCTGAATACCTTGTTGGATGGGGCTTATGTTATATGGAACAAAGAAATACATTCGATATTCCAATTCATTAGGACAACCACCATTTTCAAGGATTTCCTCTTTCGTTGCATAACGTTCAATCGTTTCATATGGAACGTTGGACATATCATCAGCGGTTATTTTAATAACCATACCATCTTTGAGTACAACCCATTGGCCGACCTCAATTTTTATTTTTTCACTCATATCTAAAATATATGTAAAAATTATGAGAAATCAAAACAACTTCGCTAGATACTCAACGCTCACTTTTGTTTGATTCATTTCTTTTCGGATAATTTTGAGTAATTCATCCCGTTTTGGATTTTCCGGGTTATCAAAATATTCGTTAAGAATAGCTACAAGATTTTTCGGTGGACTGAGTTTATTACGGATATCCGACCCAATTTCGGTTGACTCAATAAGGTCATATTCCACAACTTCTAGGTTTTCGTAATTAAAGTCCTTCCCTGTTTTTGTTGTCTCATTATATTTTTTAAACAACTCCATTGATGCTGTCATTGGAAGTACTTCTGGTATGGAACCAGTTGCAAGACTTCCATCTTGAAGAATATGAACAAATTCTTTTGAGTCTTTAAATCTTAATGTTTTTACTTTCATTTTTTTTCGAATTTAATTCCTTGTTTTTCTAATTCCTTAATGGTGTCGAAACCATATTTTAATTTATTTATTTTACCACCAAGCGAATTATCTTTAGTTGTTAATTCTCGATTATCAACGTCAATTGAGACGATTTCGTGTTCGAAAAATGATCGTCCAATTGGGTCTTGATATTCTTCTTCATAAACCAAATCGCCTATTTTCATTTCTTCCCATCGTTTCTGTTCTTCATTGAACTCCTGAGTTATTTTTTCAAACTCTTTTTTCGTTAATAATTTTCCGTTTATTATCATTTTTTGTTCTCATTAAATAATTTAATTAAAATTTCTAATTCTGTTAATTCTGTAAATATAACAGAATCAGAGTGATCGAAAAACTCTACGGAATAACCGCCATCAATACACTCGTCGTTAGCACAAGTTATTAGACATAAGTCACCGATTTCGAAAATAAAGTAATGAAATGGTTTATCACCACTTTCTTCAACATTTACCTTTTCTTTTTTAAATCCAAGGTTTAATAGATTTTTTTCTAAAATTTTCATTTTATTTCTTCTTTTTTAATTCGAAACGATTTTCCCTCTATTTTTGCTTTAGATTTTACTTCGTCTCTTAGTTTTATTCCGATAGATTCGGCCATTAATTTTGCATTAACACAATAATCCAATTCTTCATTTTCATATGGTTTCCCATCAACGGTTGCTACGGCATGCCATATATTCTGTTTAAGATTAAGCTGTCCTTCATTTTGTTTAAGTTCTACATTAACAACAATGTCAGTTACAACCTTATCAAGAACATATTCTAATTTATATCGTCCGTTTAGTACCATTCGTTATTTATTTATATATTCCTTAAACCATCTAGTGAACATACTCGGTAATTTTGAGTGGTCAGAGAATCCGTATAATCCACAAGAGAAAAAATCATGAACTTCAATAACAAACGTTCCTTCATCATTAATACCGATATCAAGAGTATATGCTACTGGTGCATCCTTATACGCATCAATCATCCGTTTGATTTGATTTACATCCGGAAACAAAGTGAATTCACCCACATAATGTTGTAACCCAACCATTTTACCTTTATAAACAAACGTTCTCCATTCACTATCAATGGTAATATGTCTTGAAATTTGATATGTACCGTCAGGAACACTTAAACTATCGGGATTGATAATATCTCTAGCAAATCCCTTTATTTTTTCATGACTTTTTATAAACCACCAACCTTTAAGACCTTCTAAATTACTATTAGTCCCAACGAAAATGTCTCTTTGTGCAAATTGATAAAGTTGTGTTGGTACATTAATTGGTTTAGGGGTTATTCCGTGGAATGTCTCTAAAAATTGAGTGACGAATTCCACACTTCCGATTGGAATAGAATCGTTATGATATTTTAAAAACTTAAATGGTTGAACCACATCATTATCATCCATCTCGGTGTTCATATATTGAACGCCCATATGTTCAAGACCTGGCGATAACCAATTATGAAATCTAATGGACTCCAACAATGTGAAAGCAAAGTCGTGCCTGATTTCGTTGTTTATTTTTTGTATTAGGAATTTCACAGTGATACCGATTTATCTATTTGAATACACTCCTCAAGTGTGTTTGCGGTTTCTTTATCATCCCTGAACATTTTATAGACAGGGTGAAGTACTGAGTAGTTACCTTCACTGTCCTGAGACAACCCGGAACATTTTATTTCAACAATCTTACCCATTAACTCATCTTGATTATTGGTTATATAGTCCATTTCATCTTCGGTAATTCCTGTTGGGGATCAATAAACCTTCTTCAGAAATAACATTCAATGAAGATATGAGATTGGCATTTTTGCCCGTTCCATAATTGAAACCAGTAACACGAAGATCTAAATTGATTTCTTTCTTTACCTTGATTTGGTAAGATGGTTTAGTGTCCGCCCATACTCCTTCCATTCCCTTAACCACAGTTCCTTCACCATTACGTCTTAGAACTTCTTCGAAATGATCCATAACTTCCTCAATGGTGCTCACTTCTCTTGTTTCAACAACAGACAAAGTCTTGAACCCTTGTAAGGCTTTTTTCAATATCTCAAACCTAACCCTATATGGCCTTGTACATTTTCTGGTAAAATATTCGTCGATGGTTAGAAGATCCCAAGCGGTTACCCGAATGAGATCCAAAGCCTCACGATATGGAAGATGTTTCTTTTCAAGTTTTTCAATATCTTTAGTTACATCTTTACCTTCAGATTTCTTGGTTGCAATTGTGATGAGTGATGAAACAATACCATTACTTTCGTATCTTGGTAATCCCTCCATTGTCAACTCACCATTCAGGACGCAATCATTAATTCGGACAAGTTCCGACATGAATGCTGGATCTTCCAAAATTGTGGGTTCACCCTGTCGGGATTCGTTATAAACCTCACCACCCTGGATAATAATGTTAATGAATCTTCCATCCATTTTCTCCTGACTGTAACAGGTACCCTTGGATAGAAGTTTTTCAATAAGTTCTTTGGAATAGGGTTTACAACCCATATATCCTGTCTTCTCGATAAGATCCGGAAATACCTTATTTATATTCCGAGTACCCATACCGATTTTACAATCTTTTTCAATGATACGCTGAATGATACATGCGTCATCGAGGCTAAGGGATTCAATAATTTCTTTCAAATATTTAATCGCGGCGTAACCAGTGATTGTTCTTTTAGATAATGGGTCTAACAAGTTTAATGACTCATCTAAAGAATAAGTTGGTTTATGAAATTGTTCGATTTCGGGAATCTGTTTAATGTAGAACTTAACTCGTTTGGAGTTTGCCATGTACAGAACACGTTTTAGAAGTTCATTGTCCTTATACTTGGAGAGAATATTCATTTTCTCGTTAGTACCTGATTCGTTTGCAATCTCGTCGAAAATTTGTTTGATAGTCATATTATTTTTATATTTAATAATGATACAAAGATAAAAAATATTTTTGGAAGTGCCAAACAATTAAGGTAATATTTATGATTATATACAATATATTATGATATTAACATCAATACAAGGATTGATATTTATTCTATATGTGACCTTTTTATTAATTAAATTTAAAGGACCATTACACTCCATTTCAGCGTCATGGTATGAATTAGGATATCCATTAAGAAATTTATTTGTGGCATTTTGTTTTTCAATTGGATTTACAATGACGCTACAGACGGGAAGTGTTTTATTCTTTTTATCAGGTCTTGGATTAGCATTTGTTGGAATAGCTTCATGGTCTCAATCTTCCGTAAAATTAACACGTTTTATACACTTTGCTGGTGCCGTGAGTGGTATTGTTTTTGGACTATTAGGTATCGGATTTGGATTCGATAATTGGATACCATTATTAATGTGGATAATATTATCATTATTAATACTATTGTTTAAAATAAAAAATCATTGGTGGTGGATTGAAATTGTTGCATTCATTACCATAATAATCGGATTATATAACCAATAAAAACATGAACATATTTAAAAAAATTTTCAATCTTTTTAAGAAAAAGAAAGAAGTAAAAATTCCCGCTCTAACTAATTTTGGTTGGAAAAAGGATACACACGACCCACGAGACTTTAAATTTAAAGTTACTCGGCCTATTGAATTACCTAAATCAGTTGACCTAAGAAAAGGGTGTCCACCTGTTTATGATCAAGGTGAACTTGGTAGTTGTACTGCTAATGCTCTTGGAGCCGCATTTCAATTTGAACAAATAAAACAAAAGAAACAAGATTTTATACCTTCAAGATTGTTTATATATTATAATGAAAGAGAAATTGAGGGAACTGTTGATCAAGATTCCGGTGCAATGATTCGTACTGGTATTAAAACAATGGTTAAAGATGGCGTTTGCCCAGAAAAAATGTGGAGGTATAATATATCCAAATTTAAAAATAAACCAACACCTGAATGTTACGAAGAAGCTTTGAAGAATCAAGTGTTAGAATATTTGAGGATTTCACCACATTCTTTATATGAAGTGAAATATGCGTTAAATGAGGGTCACCCTGTTTCATTTGGTTTTATGATTTATGAATCAATGATGTCCCAAGATGTGGCTAAATGGGGAGAAGTTCCAGTTCCAAAACCAGGAGAAACCACTATGGGCGGACACGCAGTTCTTGCAGTTGGTTATGACGATAAGAAAAACGCTTTACTTGTAAGAAATAGTTGGGGATCCCAATGGGGTATTAATGGATATTTTTGGTTACCTTATGAGTTTGTAACAGAACCGAATATGTCTGCCGACTATTGGGTAATAAAACTTGTCGAATAGATTACAATGAGAGTTATTATCACCGAAAATCAATTAAAAAATGTTATTAACCGTACTATTCTAAATGAAACTTCCGGTGAATTAGAAAAGTATTATGTTAAAACTGGTATTTTTGATGATGAAGACCGAAATGTTATAATGAATATCACTAACGGCGATAATTTCACAAAACTTATCGCCGATATGTACTATTATTTTGCCGGTAAGTACAACAAAGAATTGGTTGAACCAAGAAGATTATCTGCGAGAGATATTGAAATTCTCGAAAATACACATAGAAGACTAAAAGAATATAACAAAAATGTTATACCTATTCATGATCTATATGCAAAAGAACATAACGCTCATCCGTTAGAAAAAATGAATGATTTAGATTGGAGAGAACGAATCATTGAAAGAATAAAACAATTACCGAGTTTATTAGTTCGTAATTTAAGGGGTGATATTAGAAAAGAAAGAACCCATTATGAATTGGAAGGGTTGTTTCATACAATAAAAGAAATACAAAATTCCTTAAAGTTAGTTGGACAAACTAAACCTGAACATCGTGAAAAAATTGAGAAGAAAATATTTTCGAGCGCCAACGACACTTTCGATGGGGTTAAAAAAAGACTTGAAGATACAACTATTCCATATTTGTCACAAGATGATGCATCTGAAGGTATTGTCGAAAAAGTTAGAGATATAGGTGATGAAGCAGAAATATTATACAACCAAGACAATATTTTAGTTGTAAAAATTAATAGTGCAGAGGCGATGGGGTATATCGGTTGTAGTTCTCAATGGTGTTTTGCTTCAAATCCACAACAATATTGGGATAATTACACTGGCGAAGGTGGGTTTGCCACCATTGTTTTTAATTTCAATGAAGAACCAAGTGAACCAACAGCAATGGTTGTTGTATTAGAAGAGGGCTCTGTATATAATATGTATAATGATTTTATGGAGGATGGGGAGGAGTATTTAATAGATATAGGCGTACATAACATAATCCAAAGAGGTGAAATGGAATTATCCGAAAGCTTTGATATTGAAAAACAAATCGATGGGTTTATTTACCATGGAACAGGAAAAGGACAGGCTTTAAACATACAAAAAGATGGGTTTATGAAACCTAACAGAACAGGTGAAGAACATCCATCAATTTCATTTACTAAAAGTTTTAACTATTCAAAATATTATGCAACCGTTAAAGGTGGATCAAACAAAATGGTTATATTGAGAACCAAATTAACAAACGATTTTATATTGTCTCCAAAGATATTAAATAATAAAGGAGACGAATATGTTACATTTAAAAAAGTTTCTACAAACGATTTAGAAATACTGTGTCCCGATAATAAATGGAGACCATTAAATGAATGGGATGTTATATTTGATGAACCTAAAATTAACTTAAATTAAAAATAATTCATAAAACATTTGGCAAATCCAAATATCTTTTTTATATTTGTACCATATTTATAATAACATTCCTGTTAGTCCCTGTCGAAAGACAAACTTTCAGGTGTAAAAAGAAAACAATGAGAACAATTAATAAATATTTCGTATCTAAATCTTATAAGATGTATCTTATGGGAATCGGGAGAGATTTGTTTAATTGTTAACATAACAAGTAACTGAATTTTTAAAAAATCCCGATTCGAAAGATTCGGGATTTTTTTTTGTTCTTTGATGTATTGGAATAACATATACGCTCGAAGCTCAAGTGGACGGGCTTCTGGCTTTTAACCAGAAGGTTGTGGGTTCGAGGCCCACCGGGCGTACAAAATGACTCTGTGGCAGAGATAGGCGTGATGCACCAGACTTTTAATCTGGGATCCCCATAAAGGTGTACGTGGGTTCGATTCCCACCGGGGTCACTTGAGAGTAGAGTTTAGGTATTTTCTGTATCTTGTTTGAACTGAAATATCCAAATCGCCGACAATCCAGGGAGACGACGGCTCTGTAAAAGCCTAGCGCGAAGGTTCAAGATCCTTCTGGCGGCACATAGGTATCGGTTTTAGGGTTTTTTACTACTTTTTTGGTCCAATGTCCCGAAAAAAAGTAGAATGGAAAGGTGGTCGAGTGGTTAATGGCACCAGACTGTAAATTTGGTCTCTTCGGAGTTCGGGGGTTCGAATCCCTCCCTTTCCACAACAATGCATCCGTAGCTCAATTGGCGGAGCTCGTGACTCTTACTCATGAGGTTGGGGGTTCGATTCCCTTCGGATGCACAAATCACCATCGTAGTAAAGTGGCCAAATACGCTTCTCTCATAAGGAAGTCCTTTTTAGGTTCGAGGGTTCGAATCCCTCCGATGGTACAAAATGGTGATTATCACCATAATAGAAAAAAGTTTTAAAAAACTTAAAAAAAAGTTTAAAAAAACTTGGTTATTCCAATACGATTATTTATATTTGTACCATATTTATAATAAAGATTAAACGCTGAAACAAATGAAAAACATAATTGCAATAATTTCAAGGACACAAATATCGTCCCCATCAACGACAAGTAGTCGTAATGGAAATGGTATATTCTGTTCAGACTTTACAGGCAGAAATATTGCAGACACGGGTTCAGGTGGAAAGGTTGTTTTAAGATAAACTTTTCCGAAACACACAAACTGAACCCGACATCTGAATAGATAGTCGGGTTTTTTGTTCTTTGACATATTGGTATTTTGATGAAGTGGCTGAGTGGTTGAAAGCGACAGTCTGCAAAACTGTTTACGAAAGTACTCGTGGGTTCGAATCCCACCTTCATCTCCATTTGGAACGTTCTGTCATTGCTATATCGGGACAGAACACCTCCATAGGGTTGCATGGTTTCCTATGGACCACCTGGGTGAGTAGCTGAATTGGCTTAGCGGGAGGCTGTTAACCTCTGATTGAAAATATTGAAATAAAGTGGGTTCGAAGCCCTCCTTGCCCTCAAATTATAGTTTTGTTTAACTATACTTATAGTTGATTAATAGAGAATATTTTCAACTGATATTGTCTTGTAGTTCAGCCAGGAAGAACGTTCGGCAGATACCCGAAAGGTCGTTGGTTCAAACCCAATCAAGACAACGAGAGAGACCCTTTTTTCTGATTTTTTTTAAAGGACACTTCGGTGGAAGCGTAGAAAAAAGTCTGATACTGTGACGTGGATGAGCGGTTTAGTCACCAGTCTGATACACTGGGTGCTTAGCACGACGTGAGTTCGAATCTCACCGTCACAACAAAAGGTTAGTAATCTAGACGCCTAACCAGCTGAAAAGATGAAGTTTCCTTGGCGAAATTGATCCAAACTGGCACCTGTGGTGGGATGAGAAGTGGTGATAAAGTGACCAAAAACTATAAGGAAGAGTGTCCGAGTGGCTTATGGAGGCGGTCTTGAAAACCGTTGTCCCTGCAAGGGGACCGTGGGTTCGAATCCTACCTCTTCCGCAAAAGGGTAGCTGTTTTTTAGAATTTTTTTATCGAACTGAGTAAAGGTATTCGGAAACAAAAAATTCGTTTGGAGAGGTGGCAGAGTGGTCTAATGCGGCAGTCTTGAAAACTGTTGGGCTTTCGGGCTCCGGGGGTTCGAATCCCTCCCTCTCCGCAACTGAAAACTATTGGATTGTCTAAGTTTTTTAGTGGCGGAAGTTTAAAGGACAATAAACCGCCCCGGAAAGGTATATAAAACAGTGAACTTGTTCATTGATTCCGGGAATTTGGAAGAATGGGTGAGTGGTTTAAACCAGCGGCTTGCTAAGCCGTCGGGCGGGGTAACCCGCCCCAAGAGTTCGAATCTCTTTTCTTCCGCCATATTTAAAGAAATTTCATTAAAAGTCGCCTGTTTCAGAAACCGATGAGTATTTATAAATAAATAAACATTTATGAATACAAATGAAAAGGGTAATAGAGGATTGGCAAATGTAATATCTGACGTAATTAATAAGGGGTATTTTATATTTTTACCACTTACGGACACAACAAATATTGATATTATAATTGCAAATGAAAAAATGGAAATGTTCAGAGCTCAAGTAAAATATAGTTCTGTTAATAAACATGGAGTTATTAAAGCATCTACATCAAATGTTGTTGATAGAAAAAGAGTTTCTGTAAATTTTTCGGTTATTGATTTGTGGGCAATTTATTGTCCTGACACAAGTAAAGTATACTATGTACCAAAAAAAGAATTGGTAAATAAGTCATCTGGAATGGAATTACGTGTTAATAAACCGAAATTGAATAATCCAAACATACATTTTGCAAATGATTATTTGGATATAAAAAATGCGTTGATAAAGTAATCAGCCAAATTGGATTATCATTAGCTGATTTCACACGTCAAAACAATGGTCATGACATTGTGGAGATGTTAGGGTTCTGAATTGCATAAGAGGCTCTATTAATGTTCAGCTGGAAAACTTCCCTGTGTTTGTGTATAGGCAGCACAATAAATACGGGGATATTCTGAGAGACATTTTTAAGGTGGTTGAAATATCATCGGTAGTGTGAGTATAAGGCTCACTTCAGAACCAAATTGGTGTCGTAGCTCAGTTGGTAGAGCGCGGGCCTGAAGAGCCCGGCGTCGGTGGTTCGAATCCACCCGATACCACAATATTCTTGTGTAGCTCAGTTGGTTAGAGCGGCGGACTGTTAATCCGTAGGTCGAAGGTTCAAGTCCTTCCTCAAGAGCAATACTGGTTTTTGATCCCGCTTTACCGTTAGGATGCTCAGGCTGAACAGAATACAAAGGAGGAATGACAGGTGTGGAGAGACACACAAATACGGATTGGTAGCTCAGGGGTAGAGCGCTGGCCTGAAGAGCCAGAGGTCGAAGGGTCAACTCCTTCTCATTCCACAAATGTGGGTTGTCCACCAGTAGAGGTGGGTACGTAAGTCTGTTATACACGGCAGAGTCCACGCCAAATATCGGGGATGATACACTGTTTTATCACAGTGCCCCGTCCAAAAAAGGACAAGTGAATGGATCAATCCCTGTTTCCGCAGGGGGAGATTACCGTCTAGAGTACGGACATTTACATCGGAATTGTCCTTTACTTGCAGTAGTCGCCTAGTTGATCGATGGCACTGGATTTCCAATCCAGTCAGATAAAGTTCACGTCGAGGGTTTGAATCCCTCCTACTGCTCTTTTAAGATATCTGGAAATACAGGTTCGAATCCTGTACCGCTCCTTCGGGGGAGGTTCGTCTAAGGGATAGGACGCCGGAGCACACGGTCTCCTTTGCTTAGGAATATCGAAGCGGCTACATCTCAATATTAGCTATAAAAGATGTAGAATGGGTGAAAGTCCCAAGGAGATCAGACTTTCGTGGTCGTGGGTTCGAGCCCCACCGCTACCGTCGGTAGTGTAAGTCTCAGTTGGTAGAGCTGCGAACCATAAATGTTATTTCTTAGGAACACCAATCACGATGGGTTCGAAACCGTAGTGAAGGTACATTAGAAAGTGTTCTAGCGGGAATAACAATGCCTCGGATAATAATAGTACTTAAAAATTCCGGGGTCGCGATGTAGCTCAGTTTGGTTAGAGCGCCGCTGCACAAGGCGGAGGTCAGAGGTTCGAATCCTCTCATCGCAACTATATGCGAGGTCGACTGGAGTTGGTTCCAGCGGGGGCTCATAACCCCTAACCCTTACGGGAACACAGGTTCGAATCCTGTCCTCGCTACTAATATTTTTTTTAAAATACATGCGGGGTGGTGTAATTGGTTAACACGCTGGGCTCATAACCCAGAGACATCTAATGCTTCGTGTCAGTTCGAATCTGACCCCCGCTACAATTGCCTATTTAGCTCAGTTGGTGGAGCGTATCCTTGGTATGGATAAGGTCATGGGTTCGAATCCCGTACTAGGCTCATTCTCGTTTTTCATATATTTATGGATATAAAAAATTAAAACTATGTTCAAAAAATTATGGGAAAATATTAAGGCATGGTGGATTAAAACCGCCGAACCTTGGTTAAAGAAAAGTTGGATGCAAATTGTAAATATCATTGTAATGTTCATTGCATATGGTACAACCGATTCACTTCCATGGGTACAAGCAATTGTAGGATTGTGGTTGTTCCTTCTTTTGGGATATTATATTTTCTGGAAACTCTTTGGAGCGGAAAAAATGTTCAAAAAGGATATCACAACGTAAAACAATTATTTTTACAGTATGGGTAAACCCCAATTATACTGTAATTGGGGTTTTTTATTGCCGATGTGGCATCAGCGGTCGACTGCGCCTGACTTGTAATCAGGATCTTAAACGGCAACGGGGGTTCGAATCCCTCCATCGGCTCCATCCCTTCGGGGATCCCCGGCTTTTGGTGCTGGTAACACCTTGTAACCGATAACAATTAAAAACTACCAAATGCGATAGTAGCTCAGTTGGTTCAGAGCGGGACCTTGCCAAGGTCCAGGTCGTGGGTTCGAGCCCCATTTATCGCTCAATTGCGAAAGTAGCTCATTTGGTAGAGCATCAGCCTTCCAAGCTGAGGGTGGCGAGTTCAAGCCTCGTCTTTCGCTCCAAGTATTCTTCATAACTCAGAGGATTCATCGCGCCAGAAATGGTGAGGAACTTCAGGACATCACTGCCAAATGCGGGAGGGTTAAAACCCGTTATCACCGCAGAGGATGCAACCCAAAAAAGCTTAGACGGCAAGCAGGTCTATAATAGTAAGGTTGGGGCTTAGACAAATGATGAAACAAAACAGAAACCTGGGTACGCTCAAGTTATGATTTATTTTGATTAATAGGATCATTAGCTTAATTGGTAAAAGCAGAACACTCATAATGTTAAGAGTAACGGTTCGATCCCGTTATGATCCACAAATAAATAATATTTAATATTGTAATAAAGGTCTTGGATCCTTCAAAGATAATATTGAATATCTCACGAATGCTATAAAATATTTAAAATAAAAATATCTCATACAACCATATCCCGAAACTATTTATATATGTAGTTTCATAAAATTCTAAATTAATAAAAATGAAAGATTGTGAACCGTATAAACAGAAACAAAACAGCAACATTGTTCCTTTTCTTAGGAACATTTTTCAATCCTTTAGGATACGATGCTCTCCTAAAATTCTTAATCGATACGACAGGCAGTTATTGGTTTTCAATTTCCATTTTCTACCTATTGTCAGTAGTTTGCTTTATCTCTTACTTTGTTTTAGCTAAAGTAAACCCATTAAAACTCTTTACAAGAAAAAGAGATTTATCTTAGGATATTAATTTCTTTTTCTTTATATTTGCACCCGTAGCTTAATTGGATAAGCATCACTCTTCTAAAGTGAAGTCATATGAGTTCGAGCCTCATGGGGTGTTCTAATTAATTGATATGTCTACAACTATATGTCCAAAATGTAAACAACCACTTATTACAATAGATAAAGATTACGTTATTTGTTGTGATGAGGTAATATACGTGATAAATGATATTCACAATTCAAAAAATGAATCACGTCTTGAAATATCAAGATGAAAATAATAAATGGATTTCAGTAAATGGATATGCATTTATTGATAATTGGGGACATTGTATAATAATTGTTTATGGCGAAGGTCGTAGAGATGCACTTAATCAACATTTAATAAAAACGCTCCCATATTTCAACGGATAGAATTAGAATTTCCTAAATTTTAGATACAGGTTCGATTCCTGTTGGGAGTACAAAAAATATTAGTATGGTAAGAATTTTAAATAAAAAAGACAACAAGCAATTAAGTGAATTAATAAAAATTGCACTTTTTGAAAACGTTTTTATTGTAAAAAAGAAAAATCATCATTTTTTTGGCTATTTTATCGATGATAAATTAGTTGGTGTTGTTGGATATTTTACAATGAAAAAATATAAAACCATTGGTTTTATTAACGCATTTGTTTTACCTGAATACAGAAAATCTGGTATTTATAAAAAACTTACTGAAGAAAGGTTTAATTTTTGTGTTGAAAATTATAAAGGATTTAAAATTTTTATATCCGTAAATAGTAAAAGTAGACCACAAATAGAAAAATTAGGTTTTAAATTAATTGAAGAACAATATAGAATGTGTTTAAGTATTTAATAATACCCTTGTAATTCAACGGATAGAAAGTTTTAGATAGAGGTTCGATTACTGTTGGGTGCTGAAGTAGAATAATACCAATATGAAATATAAAACAATTGTTATTTCCGATGTCCATCTTGGAAGAAAAGATTCTAAAGTGGATGAAGTTGTGGATTTTCTTAAAACAAATTCTTGTGATAATCTTTTCTTAAATGGTGACATCATTGACGGATGGCATCTTCAGCGTGGAGGTAAATGGACCAAAACGCATACAAAGTTCATTAAGAAAATAATGAAACTGGTTTCACACAATAAAACAAAAGTAGTATACATTAGGGGTAATCATGATGATTTTCTTGAAAATATTATGCCGTTTTCAATTGGCGATAATTTTGAGATAAAAACTGATTACGTTTACAATAGTTTGGGTAAGAAATTTTTAATACTACATGGTGATATTTTTGATGACATAACATCGAAAATCACTTGGTTATCAAAATTAGGCGATGTTGGGTATGAAGTTTTATTGTGGATTAATAGGAGGAACAATAATAAAAGATTAAAAAGGGGATTACCTTATAAATCTTTTTCTCAGGACATTAAAAAAAAGGTGAAATTTCTTGTTAGCTTCCTGTCAAAATTTGAAGAGAAAGCCGTCAAATTCGCTGAACATAAAAAATGTGATGGAGTTATTTGTGGACACATACACACCCCGGAAAACAAAATAATAAATGGAATGATTTATATGAATTCCGGAGATTGGGTTGAAACCAAAAGTGCTTTGGTTGAGGATTTTGATGGTAATTGGGAAATTATTTATTCAGAAGATAAAATCATTAAACAATCATAATATGAAAACAAAAATTTTAAAGAAAATCAATGACAGAATCAGAATCATTCCAAAAAATGAAATGTTTGCTGTTGAACATCGTTTATTAGGTAGTCATGAATGGAAAGAACTTAATCTTTTCTCAACAATTTCTGCTGCAATTAACAAAAAGAACAGTTATATTGTTATGGTAATTATGAGAGATTTAGGGTATCGAAATGAATTTGTTAAAAGAAGAATTAAAAGAAACAACAAATAGATGGCATCAACCACAAGAAATACTTGTCATTACACAATGAAAATAGGTAAAAAAATTATCCATCGTAATTGTTGTGAGGCAAAAATAAACCCCCCGAAATCGGGGGGCTAAATAAGTAAATTACGTTTACCATTCGGCTATTAGTTAACATTTGGAATGCTAAACCAATTTATAATAGGTAATTCAAAATAGCCTTCATCTATAAATATTTCCTTATAGACGAATCACTCATATTTCTTAGCAATTTCTTCAATAATATCACCATCAGTTTTACTGATTGAATACCAAACAGATTTTAGTTTTTTAAGAGATTTAAAATACTTCATTTGTCCAAAACTCCTTGGACGAATGTTTTCTCCTCCATTCATAAAATCATCTTCATCGATATCGAATTGTTCAAAAATTAAAGACTTCAGTTCTTCAAATTCCATATCACTACAATTTGCAACAAATTTATTAGGTGAAATGTTAATAGTAATATCCCCATTAGATGTAAAACGTGCCATAATTTATATATTTTAATAAAATTTTCTTAAAACCGAAACAACATCATAAGCGTCTTCAAGGGCATCATGGGTAACATTTCCACTGATGCCAGCCCGGGACTTACAAATGTTTAGTGATGGTAATTCTTCATCAGTTTTCCAATCAAGGAATAACATTGCCGGATCCATTATTCTCTGTTTGGCGATGATGAGTTTTTGCCACCATGGAAGTTTCTTCAAGAAAACATTATCAAATGTTCCGAAGTTTTTACCGGCAACATTAATTAAAATCGGCTTAGTTTTACCGTTGATTAACGGATATGTTACACCATCAATCACTCTGATTGTTTTATCCATTTGGTCAATAAGACTATATCCTGGACCGTTTTTCCATAAAAAATCGAAAAATGCTGATGCAACCTCATCCTCATCATAGAAATCTATAATTTGTGATAGCTCAGCACGTTTATCTTTATCACCATCAAGATATTCACCCATTAATCGAACGATTTTTTCATTCATGGTTAGTGCTCTTGGAGACCCAGAAATTTGTCTCTGAAGAATAATTGCGTGAAATTTTGGAATCTCGGAGAATGATAATTTTTTCGTGGTGTCTTCGATGACCGCCCCGATAGATAATACTTGGTTGTTTTCAGGATCTAATCCCGAAGTTTCAATGTCAATTGATACGTATTTCATTTTTAAATTTATTTTTCTAACATTATTGTCTTATCTGGAGTTGTTATGGTTACTCTATTCTGATCCAATCCATACATAAGAACTTTAGCAAGTCCTAACGCCCTGTCATATATCTCCTCCTGAGTTCTAGGAAACCTAGGATAATTAATATAACCCACAATAACACCGGGTTCGTTTCCATCTACATAACGGAATTCAGTTGGGGTAATAGTTACACAGTCTTTTATTTCATTTACATATTGATCACAAAGTTCTCTAACCTGGTCCATAGTGTGAAAATTCTCAGAATATCCGACACGTAGTCCAACCCATATTTGTATGTTAAAAGATTCTGTTATTTTCATTTTTATTCACCGTAATTATCACGGGCAAACGTATTCATTGCACTACTATCATCAAAATTTATCTCAGATTCGGTTTTACTTCTCTCATTCAAATCGTTAACTCCACAAAACCCATTACATTCAAATAACGGTTCAACTTTACACTCTGGCATGTCATCAATGGATTTTAGTTCGGGGTAATCAGGATGTTTCCTTAAAAAGAGAAGCTCGTTTCCCGACTCTTTAGCCGCTTTACTTTGATCCCTCAACATACATACGGGTTTACCTTTCGCATTGGTTAGTTCATGCTCCATATCCGCCATAGCCTCAAATTTCTCCGGGAAATCCCTTCTCATTTTCTGCCAATAACCAACACCACCCTGAACACATCCCGTTTGGAAACAATTGTTGTTTCTAAAACCTAGACGATACATAAGTGGAACTGTTATTCCAGCATCCTCAACTATTTTTATACAATCATCCTTATCATATCCCATCATTAATAGAGGGTAGATAGGTTTTGCTTGCGAATGGTTTTTGGTTAACGATAATGCTCGATTAAATTCTTTCTTGTCGAATTCAAACCCGAAAACTTGATATTCGTACTCGGTTTCTTTTTGCCATCTTTCTCTAACCCGACGTTTTAACTGAGTTGAACAAATAGCCCCAGTGGCCACATTAAGTGATACGTGTTTTCTCCAAACGTGTTGAATACTATCATATTCCTTACCTATTGCGGTAATGGTCTCAATTGGCGTCCCATACCACTTTTCACACTCATCTTTGAATCGGTAAGTATCAGGATGTTCATTGTGGGTATCAATCATAACAACCCTGCAATTTTCAACACCGTATATGTCTATTGCTACTTTACAAGCTGTGGCTGATGTTATACCGCCACTCCACCAGCAAATAATTTTCTTCATATTAAAATATAAAGAAAATTTTTTTAAATACCAAATTTACATTTATCAAAATGAAATCTACTTGCAATATGTACAGGTATATTTTTACCACATATTGGGCAATCAACTCTATTTGCTTTCTTTCCATACATCGGATTTTTGTCACCTAGTTTAGCTTTAGAAATGTTTTCCACATGTAATTTATTTTTTTTCTTCCCTTCAAGTGTATGAGAAATTGACAATCTTCTATTTTTTTCATTAGTTTCGTTTATATTCCTATTCTTTGCGGAACAACTCATGTGAGATTTAGATAATTCTGAGTGTTTTCTACCTAGCCAAAATGGTTTTAATGTTCCATTTTTAACTAGATCATCATCTTTTCTTACTCGATATTTTTTACCATTATCATCGATATATAAACCTAATTCTATGGTATTGTATCCGACGCCTGGAATGTGATAATTTCTATTAAGGGTATCCCCTTTGTCCCTAATTATTAGTTCTCTCTCATACCTAATACAATCTTCTCTTGAAGAGAAATCAAGTTGTAAAATTGATTTCTTTAATTTTGATTTATCAGGTTTCCAAGTTCTCATAGAACCCATATAACAATCTAAAGACGGATGATTATTACAGGATCTACTCCCATAATAAAATTCACCCGTCTCAATGTGATCTAATCTGTAAGTGTAGTGGTACATATGTATTTTATACATAAATACCACGGAATGTTCAAAAAGATAATTTTAAGGACAATAAAGTAAACTTGGATTATCTTTATGGATATCAATACCCGGAAATTTGTCCTTGAACTTCTTCAGATTGAAAGGTCGAGTTATGATATGCATCCCATTTTTAGTAGGAAGAAAAACCATCATAGGTTCTTTTTTTGTTTCATGTTGTAGCCCAAGTATCTCATACTGAATTTCAGCATACATATATTTTCCTTCCAAATTTTCGGGAGTTTTAATGTCAACCCAATCAATATCAACAATCCATTTTTTATCTTTGTCATTATGATATTGACCACAAACGGAATCGAATGAGCCTTTAAGAGATTTAACCATACCGCTACTAACAACCTCAACAACTCTTTTGAGCATATGAAATGAAAGGTGTTTATAGTTCCTTTTATTTAATCGTAAATACGCACGTGCATTTTCAGCATCACACAAACTAATGATATGAGGCGTAAGGTTATTATATTGTTCAAAAGACTCTATGTGATAGTTTACAATAACAACCATATCTCTTTTAAGATCTGGGTTATCTTTCCTACGTTTTAGAATCTGAAGAAAGTAAAAATCGAACTCATCTTCAAATGAGATGAGTTCTCTTATTCTATCTATATTATTTACCATAAACTTTTCTGTATGTTGTGAATAAAGATTTAATGTTTCTTGCACCCACCCCATTCATTGAATGAATAAAAATTTGTTTCGGAAGTTCTTGGTCATGGTCAATACAATAATTAATCATCCATTGAGCACAATGAAACCCGGTCTTTTCTTTACAAATATCATAAAAATCCTGATCAATATGATCTTGAACATCGTAATGAACATCAGCTAAATCATGATCAAATGATACAATTTCCGGTAAACCATTATCTTGAATATACTTCACAAACTCATCGTAGTTACGAACAACGACCCATTCTTTTGTTGCATATTCTGGTATTGGGAAATACATATGTGCATCCTCAACATTCCGAAAATCATCTAGAAATAAATTATACATTTTGTCATTTTAATTGTCAAACCAGAAAACAACAACAACCTCATTTCGTCCATTGTTTTCAAGAGCTTTCATTGTTTTTAAGAGTACTTTATACTCAAGTCCAACATCATATTTCTCTGATTTTTTATACCACGAATATGCCTGTTTCAATTCTTTCACCGTCATCCAACTATGTGAGTGCCAGTCTGGGTGATAGGTGTACCACGGTTTACCATCCTTGTCTTTGATTATTGGTCTTCCCCATCGCTGGGCGTCTTCCAATGTACAACAATTTTCATGTGGATTTGACTCTTCCGTGATGTATAGGAATAAATCCCGTCTGGCCGCCCATCCTAATCCAAATTCAGGAATACCTTTTGGGTCAAATCCCTTATAAGTACTACCTCTCACACCGGCTAATATACTAAACATTGTGTAGTTTCGGCCAGGATTTATTGTACCACCAAAATTATCCCACCAATCTGTATTTTGGCCTCTTTTAGCGTTTTCCTTAACACCTTTCTTTTCTCTGTACTGAATGTACATATGAATATCTGCTCCCATAATTTTATTTGTTTAAGTGTTTAAAATATTCTCTAATTGAAATATTGTTCCAAGTTATAATATCTTTACTTCTACTTGAAGGTGCAAAGGTTTTACTAACCGCATTGATGTAAAAAGAGTATTCACCTTGGTTAAATGTTCCCCATTGTTCATCATCGAAAAACCTTCTTATTTGTAGTTGAACCAATGCAAGGTTATCAAATGAGACAACATCAAATTCGGTAAAAAGTTTTGAAACCCACCAAAACCATTCTTTATGTGATTGACTTGTTAAATCTACTTTACCTTCATTGAATCCGAAATCTTTTTCACCTAGAATTAGTATTTTTTTTACTCCTTTGTCTTTAAGTGATAAAATCTCATTAAAGGTATCAATTCCATTAATTACGTGAAAAACAGTGTTTTTGTAATTTAGGAAATGATCTGGAATATTCCATTTTAATCCACTTCTATATGAAATACCTAAACCTTTAATAAACCCATTAGTAATTAAAGAGTCTAATCCCTCATAATACCTCATTAGATGACCCTGGTTAACAGTTAAGTTCACAATGAACCCTCTGTGACCGCACCACATAATAAACTCCTCCAGACCCTCCGTAAGGTCGTTACACCCAATTGCTAGTTCAATACCTTTTGGTAATTCGTCAAGGGTGGCTTTTAACTCTTCATAATCACACTCTCGACCATCAGTCGTAGCACTTTCATGACAGAAATCACACACCCCAACACCTGTTTTCGGATTACGTCCAAATAAACATTTAGTTGAAACCCGAATATCCAGGTTCAATGGGTATTCAAATTGGAATGATGGATCGGGAGTCGTAATAACTCTCGTTCCATCATCACGCAATTCAACGATTGCATTACCATTACGATATTTTGCTATCAATCCCATTATTCTTCTTTAGCTTTCTCCCAAACGTGTTTACTGTTAACAGAACAATCTTCACATAGAGTTGTTATCCAACCTTTTGTGTGCCCTATATTTTTAGTGCTTCCACAATTTTCACACACTTTATATGACAATGATTCAACGAAAGATATAACTGCATACTGCTCAGGGGTCGCCGATTCAACATAAAAAGATAGACCGCCAAACTTTTCTTTAACTTGAGATGCCACCACTTGTGGATATTTTCCATCTCTGTTGTTCTTATCGGTATTCCATTGTAAATTAGAACACAATTGATCGATAAGCCAGTACCACCCATCACTACACTCAAATCCCCACACCATACAAGTCTGTTTCATATCTCCGTGGCGATTTGCAAATATCTTAGGATATTTTGCACATAACTTTTCATCAAGTTCTTGTCTCATTACAATTCTTTTAATTCAAATTTTATTGATTTTATTAAACCGGGAGTTGCTATTCCACGTTCGGTCTTAACAACGTATTTTTCGTTATAATTTGATTTTGGGCCCATTTCCTCATCCACTTCATTACAAATCCGTCTCCACCTATCATCACCCTCTTTCAAGAAAAGAATTTCATTTTTAGAATAATTCTGTGCAAGGGAGTAGTTTTTTTCGTAAAATACATTCCTTGGTCTGGAAATTTGCCAGTAAATACCATCCTCCTTTATGATCCCTCCCTCAGCCGTTAGATAAACTCCGTCTACTAAGGAATCAATTCCAGCTGAAAGTTCTTCATCATTCGGATATGATAGATATTTGGTTGTTTCCTTCAAACCATCAATAACGAGTTCGAATTTATATTCAGGAACAATTTGTTTTCCGTCTTTGAATTCAGGAACATGAAAAAATGTTGGGTCAGGGCCAGAGTTATCGTTTCCGATGAATAACCATGAGTTCTTGTTAAAGATGAAATTTCTCATTGCCTCTTTGTTTCCACGAAGATCTTCAGTTGTTCCAACGCCATCATGGTCAATATATCCATCACCTTCATTAAAAATGATGTCGGTTGCTCCCGTTTGCTCCATTACAACCTCTTTGATAAGGTCTTCCTGACCGAAACTATCCTGAAATACGTACGCCAATTTAGTCATCGAGTCATTATATTTTTCCCAACCCCAACCAAATTCTTGTCCAAAAACCCTAATAATCCCGTTTTGATCGGGATAAATCGTGTCATAAACAAATTCTTGGTCTTCCCTAGCCACTGAAAGACTATGAGAACTTGAACTGTTAGTTTCAAATACACCTGTTCTTACAATTTTTTTCATTTTTTTATAATTTTTAATTCTACAAATATAAGGAAATTATTTCATTCCGCCAAAACTTTTATTTAAAATCTGTAAACTAATTCATCTTCTCGGTTATATATGGAAGTAACGGAATTTTCGCCGTGTACTAAAGAGAATGTCCACCCCATATATTTTAATGTTCTACTAGGAAACGATTTGGTAAGAACATCAAACGGTTTAACATATGTCCCCTCATATTGAGCGATGTCAAGAATTATAAAAAGAATTCTCCATGGATCGGGGAATATGTCATGTGTTGTGAGCCTTTCAAACCTCTTGTTATCTTTATCAATTATTTTGTTCATCAACACATTGAATGAATCTTCATCAGTATAAAACCTTTTGATTCTTTTCATATTCATTGTTTCTTTTTCTGATCTATCAAAATAGTATTGAAAGAGATCGGTGAGATTCACATAGTTGTTTTCTAATGGGTTCATATTTAAAGATTTAATTGTTTTAATTGATTAATAGTGTCAATAGATGAGGTATGAAGAATTCCAACGCCACCCGACTCTCTCCATTGTTCGATGTTTGAATCTAAATCGTCAATTAATATTGAATTGGGTGATGCAAATTCTCTTTTTTGACTAGCAGATCTTAAAATCAAGTGAACGCCAGGAAGTTCACGTTCAACCCATTTAGCTTTTCCAACCCTTGAGTCGTTTTTAATTGATGGAGCAGATAAAAGCTCGGGATTATACTTCTTAATATAATCCCACAGAGCTTTACCATCATGTGTCCATTCCAAGTTAACCCAGAAATTAACACCTGCTTTATCAATGGGGTCCCAGAACTTCTTATCAGATTGATACTGTCCTGAGATATCTCTTCCCGTTAATTCAAGGTATCCTTTTAAAAAGTCAACAAGAACACCGTCCATATCACAATATAATTTATATTTCTCCATATTTTCTTAATTATCATCTCCTTCACTATCATTTATAGTGAATGGTTTAGAATATTTTGGGTATATTTTTGCCCAAATCATCTGACTAATATCTTTCCCATCTGCCAAATTGAAAAATACCCCACGGAGACTTTTATCATATGTAAAAATTTTCTCAGCAAGTTCTTTTCTGGTTTTATAACCCTGACACTCAATTTCAGAAGTGTAAGTGTATTTCATCTTACCTTCAATAGACTGAAACAATTTAGTCATAGTATCAATTTGGTCATGTACCCAAGAGTCGAACTCATCAGGAACGTGTTCCAATAATTGATCTATTGGTAAACCATCTTTAAGATATGTCCAAATATCTCTACTTGAAATCTTAGTGACGATAGAATGTAAACGACAATATTCTTCGCCTTTTATTTTCATTCTGAACCCAGACTTGAATCGAATAACATACCCTTCAGCATCTGGTTTAATGCTCGATTTAATTGTTTCAAAATCGGTCACTCCGTCATATTTTTGTACAACGGTACAACCTAAATCTTCAAATCCAACGTTATGTACTGGTAATTCAATTCCCGAAACTATTTCTATGCGTCCTAAAAGAACTAAACCTTCAAAATCATATTTACATACAATTCTACCTTCTTTGAAAATAATTTCAAAAATGTAGGTATAATCCTTTGCAAATTTTTCATATTCGAAAGCTTTAAGCAATTGTTTAGCTCGTTCTGCATACATAGAAGTGAAGGATCCTCGTGAAGCGAAAATCCATTCATCTTCGTACCAGAATAACAATCCCAACTGACCATCCATTTTTTCGAATAAATCGAATGGTTCATCAGGAATTGGATAGTTTACGTTTAACAATTGTTCCCAATTGAAAAACTTGTTGAAGCACCGTGAAACAATATCACCTTTTGAGTTTGTTACCAAACCACGGCACATCAAAGTGATTTCATCCCAATGGTCTTCCCATTGAGTCTGACGAGAATAGTTCCAAATAGTCAAATCCTTGTATGGGTGTGACTGTTTGATTAACCAACCTTCGTCATAATATTTGTTTAATACTTCTAACATTTTATCGTTTATTTTTCATTCCATCCATATGATGGTCAAGAACCGTTGCATATTCTGAACAAATTGGTCTTGCATCCATCAATGGAAAAACTTCGGTTCTTAAATTATATGGTCGGAATTCTGGGTGTCCATCTATCCCGATATCCATTTTCTTACCTTTACCAAATCTATTATCACCCGTAAGGTGAGTATGACCGTGTAAGTGTATTGATCCTTGTTTCATATCTTTCCAAGACTGAATTGGATAATGGGTCAAATGGAATTTTCTTTTATCACATATAAAATCGTCTTCCATTTTATCAACATAAAGAAAAATTTCTCTGATTCCATTTTTATTGTTCTTCTGATGATGATCGTGGTTTCCAAGAATCTTATAAATGTTTTTGCAAACCAATCTGTCATAAAATTCACGTATAGATTCAAATCCGCCAAATGACCAGTCACCTAAGTGAATAAACGCATCATCCTGCATAACAACAGCGTTGATGTTATTTACAATTGCAGAATTCATCGCTTCCAAATCAGGGAAATCCCTTGTTTGAAGATTTGGTATATCTCCGTCGTGGGTTCTCCATTCAGTTACACCCCTACAAATATTTTTATGATTGTAGTGGGTATCTGATGAAATCCATATATTTTTATTTTCTATTCTCATTATTTAAAAATTTTTTACTATTATTTCTATTGTTCCTTTTCCCTTTTTCTTGGCAACCTTCTCATAGTCATAATCAAGATCAATGATTTTATAATTTTTCAATCTATCGAGATGAGGATTAACTATTCCATTATGTTCTCTCACATTACTCATTACAAATCTTACTCCTCTCGCATCCAATATATCCAACATCGTATACAATTTGAGTTCTCTATCAAACGACCAATATGCGTTGTACCCAGCCTCTGTAATCAAATAAGGTGGATCGAGATATACGAAATCATCTTTTCCGGGAATCTCATCCAATAAGAATTCAATATAGTCCTGACTTGTGAAAGATATATTTTTTTCATTAATAATTCTATGATAGTCCAATAATTTTGTAACAGTACTATCATTTATTGTTCTTTTTCCAAATGTTTGGTTAAACTTCAATTTCTTATTAAACCTCATCATATTATTCGTACATGATGAAACCAATGCGAAAAATAAAAAAGGATTTTGAACTACATTAAATTCTTCCCTAACCCTATTATACTCATCCTGATCGGTTTTTGAAATTGCAAAACTCTTAACCAAATTCACAAATTCTTCCCCAGTTCGGTTTCGTTGGAATTCTCTGTAAAATTCAATCATCGGTGATATAACGTCGTTTGCAACAATATTCTTATATTCAGAATTTATTGTAACCGATAATCCACCCGCAAAGACATCATAAAATGTGTCAACATCCTTCGGAAAGTGTTCCAACAATACGGGCATCAATTTATCTTTTGCTCCGGTAAAATTCAACGGGGATTTATATATCTTTTTTTCCATGAGACAAAGATAATCATTTTTTTTTAATACACAAAAAAAAACCTCACTAAATTATCAGTGAGGTGTTTTTTTTTTCAAAAATGTTAAATGATTTACAACATTCGGTCAATCTTTAACTTCCTAAGTAATTCTGATAATTCTTCACATTCAGCATCACTGACTCTTGTTTCACACCATTGTGATGATAATTTACCCAATAGTTTTGCTTCTTCCGTTGACATAAAAACCTCACGAGCTTTTTCTCGTTGGTGGGTAGTTAACGCTTGGTCATATGTGTCTTCATTTATAACACTCATAAGACTCTTTAATTGTGATTCGGTTAATTTAATTTTCTTACTCATAATTTCTAAGCGTTTTCATCTTCTGGATTATATTGTGATGCTAATTGTACTAATTCAACCATTTGTTCAAGTACAGCATCTGGATCAATACTATTTTTTATGTTTTCACCTGTACGTGTGAAGAAATCAGGTAAGAATCCTGTCTTATACCCGCTTTTTGTTCTTCCCTCATTCACAAAGAATTCTATGTTCTTTTCAAGTGTGAAATCATCGGAATTAATATCACCAAGAGGTTTACGTAATCCCGTTACCACTGGCTGAAATAATTCACCAATTTTAACCCCTTGACCTGTTTCTGGGTGTCTAACATTTAATTCTGATGTAAATATTGACTTGATTATATATTCATTTCCTACTACTTCACCTTTTACTTCAAGTTTACTTTCAATTGTAACACCCTTATTACCTTCTTGTATATTTTTTGATAATAAGTTATATACAGGGGTTTTTCCACCTTCTCTTTGAAAGAAGTTTTCATCATGTACCCTTTGTTTTGCATACCAATTACCACCTTGGTAAATATAGTTTGCGTGTCTTCTTGGAACTGCTGTTGATACATCACGATCTCTTTTTCCTCCTTCACCATCATCATCAATTGCTCCCATTGCTAAGTCAGCTCGAAGGTCCATAACTTCGTCAATTGCCTCTTCAACGTTATCCAAATCTCTAACAGCAAAAAAGTCAGCATCTATTTCTGCTGTGGTTCCACCAAACTTTCTAATTTTACTCACGTTTGTAGTATGCTCAGTTCTGATTGATGTTGCCCAAGTTTCAGGAATTAATGAAATGTCCAATTTATCAAGGAGACCATGTTCTGAGAACATTTTATTTATAAGTGGAAATAATGCGTATCTTTTAGCTCTTGCGTTCTGTAATGTTTCCACCCTTTCCTTCCAAGCTTCTTTTTCTTCATCTGATGCGTCTTCGGCAGGAGGATTATCTAATAAATTTTCTAGAACATCTCTATCAGGAGGGTTACCTGTTGATAGTCTTCTTGGAAGGTTTTTCATATATTCTCCACTCATCATATTATCAGCTAAGATAACATATCTAGTTTTCACTGTTGGTCTATCCAAATTCTCATCTTCACCATGGTTTCTGAATATTAACATCCACTTATCACTTGGGAGACGAGCTACTACTTTACTAATAACCACTCCTTCGACCATTTCACCAGTATCGGGATCTTCACAAACAATCCTTTTTGGCGGTTCAGATTTTTTACCAACCGTTAGTTGATCCACTGGAATTCTTATTGCTTCTGGTAATTCCTCTCTTTGAAAAACTGAACCCCTATTTGGGGCAATGTCTTGCTCGGCTACCATTGCTAATTCTGGTTCAACTTCAGGTTCTAATGTACGTATTTTACCCCTTTCAGGATTAACATTACCTTGAGGAATATTATTTTGTCCTATGTCCGAAGAATTATTCTTTTCTACGGGTTCAAAAAGAATTGGATATTTGTTATAGTCATCAATATAAACGTTTTTATCTGGTGGGAACTGCTTGTCAAGTTCAGCTTTGTAATTAATCTGTTCTATGATTAAGGACACTAGATGTTTTATAGGTATTTTTGCCATTTTTAAATGTGTTTCTTTATAAATATATTCAATTTCATTTGCGTCCAATTCTTTTTGCCCAATCTTTCTTGATTTCAGAACTATTAGACGAAATAAATCTCATATCGCTAGTATAATCAATATAGTCGTAATCGTTTACAACTTCTTTTGGATCTGGGAGAACCTCATCATCTATATCTTCTCGATAATACCTCACCCTATCATTTATCACTCGTCTAACAGTTCTCCAGTAAATTGCAGATTTGTTATAATTTCTAGGGGTATCTTTTAATATTGGTAATTTTCTACTTCTACTCATAATTAAGAGTCGTAAGAATTTTTTCTTTAATATTACTTTGTTTTATCCCCTCATTTACTTTAGGGGTTCTTACAAAATGTTTTGGACTTATCCACGGACTTAAATCTAAGTCATCAATTGCAATCCAATTTTGAATTTCATGCTCGTGTACGTATTTCAGTATTTCATCCGCACGACAATCTTCTAATTGCGAGAGTGAAGTAAATTTAACCCCCCATAGGTCAGGTGTTATATCGGTAACAATGGTATTTACAGAATTCCATTTGAAAATCTCATTCATCTGCTCAATACTATATTGTTTACCCCAATCACTGGAAAGTATTATAATTGGATTTACCATTTCTATTATTGAATTGAATATTTTAACACACTTTTCATCAAAACGATAACAATTATACATTGGATGCCAATGTTTTCGATTGGTGTTAAATTGATGAGAGGTGGCTAATACGCCATCGATGTCTAAAAATATGTAAGGGTTCATAATACAAAAATACAAAAAAAAATTAACAATTACAATACAACTTTTTCTTTATCCCATTTTAATGTTTCATACATCATCATTTTTTTGGTTAAAATCTCAACGACCTCTTTGAAGTGGTCTGGAATTGGAGTGTTAGCCTTTCCATATGCTTGATGGAGTTTACCTCTTTGGTACTGAAGGTCAACAGTATGCTTACCATCTGTAAGTGAAATGTAAATATAAATTGACCCGTGGATAAATTGTTGAGCCATACAGTTTTTCATCCTATGACCCTCATAACAAAAATCACGATCACTTAAAAGAACTTTTGGAAAAAATCGTTTTTTAATTGGTAGTTGTATGTTATCAATGACTTCTTGAGGAATTTTATATTTCATCATATACCCAATTCGATGATAAGTTTTTAAAATTTCCCAATACGGTAATAATAATTCAACTTCATCCGGTGTTCTTAATTGAGATAATTTTAAATCTGTAAACCCATTTTCTTCCAAAAATTCACGAACCTCTATGAGTTTATATAGTGAAAGTAAAAGATTGTCAACCCTTGGAGTATCCCTATCTGCCGATTCATTAAGTTTTGTATACTCATTAAAAATATGTATTAAGGTGTTCTTTTCACTATCGTTTTTACATTTGTGCCTTTTAGTTTTATTAAATGACTTATTGGCGATTAACTTCCAATTAAATTTTTTAATATATTCCACGTAGTTCTCACCAAATAACCCACACATGTATGCAACAGCTTTAATGTTAAGTTCAGTTCCGGTGGCAATATGAATTGGATCTTCTCTCTTTGATAATTCTTTAATCAGGTATTTTGATTTAATTCCATATTCATCCAAAATAGAGGGGAGGAATTTATCATCATTTAATTTTAACCATTTTTTCTTAGGATAAATTAATTGAATATCAACATACACATTATCGTGACCCTTAATCTGTTTTTTAAATAAATGATAATCAACAATAAGGTCGAACAATTTATTTATTACAGGTTTATAATATGTTTTATTTTTTAAATAAGGATCCGTTATTTCCTTTTGTAAAACCCGTTTAATTTCATCAAAAAATTCAGTTGTTTTTCTTTCATATTTTATACCCCAGAAATCTTTTCTTTTTTCACCGCGATAAAAACCCATATGGGTCAATTCATTTAATTTTTCAAAATCACCTCGTTTTATCCATGAATTGGATTGTGGTTTTCTTTTAGCTCGTATTTTGTTGATGATTTCATAAGTTATTAAAAACTCACCGTTTTCTCTGTTCAGATATAGTTCATGCTTAAATGTGACACCATCCGATTCTTCCCCTTTTTGAAAATCCATATAGAACAACCCTCTATATATTATGCTATCCTTCTCTATTTCAAGGGATAAATCCGCTGTTGAATTTAATTTCTTACCTGCATTAAATTTTTCTTGAAAGTACTGCATAAAAAATCCGACTATATACATAAATATAGTCGGATTTTTTCATTTAATGTAGCTTATTAATAATTTGGCCACCTCCGAGGTGGATCTCGGTTTATATTAATGACAGGTGCGTAGTTCATAAAATCAGCAAATAAATCTTCTTCAACTTTTGGAACAATAGCTTTTCCATTTATCATCAATGGAACTTTTATTATTTCTGTCGGATTGATGTTAAAAGGAATTCTCTTAATCCTTTCATCTAATATTTCTAGTGCCTTTTTGTAATAATCGGGAGGGTTTTCATTAGTAAAATATCTAGCCTGTTTACATCTTCTACCGTGAGTAGAAGTTGAATATTCACATGTTACCCTATCAACTGTCCCACATCTTAATGAAACTATCATAGAATCAGGGTTTCCAATATATCCCGCAACACAATGGTGCATATATCCACCTTCATCCGAATATTCTTCACTTGTTTTTAGTAATTTAGGATAAAAAATATATTTTGTAAATGAAGGGACAAAATTCATATACATTCTTTCATATTCTCTTTGATCCTTCAGGTCTGGAAGATATGCTAATGGACGTTCGTTGGCAACAACAAACTCAATAGGTTCTTCAATTTCATCAATCACTTGTTTTTCATATAAAAGGTGTGTGGAATATCCTTTCTTAACACTTCTTTGTAGTACTGAAAGTCTAGTATGTTCGGTCATAAAATTATCCTTTGTTTTTACAGATAATGATAAATCGGGATAATACTGACGTAATTCTTCAATCATATTAAAATGATCATAAAACTGTTCAATAATACCGAAGACGGGTGAAGTTTGTGCTGTACTGTCATTTATAATATGAACTAAATTTTCTATTTCAGTCTTAGACAAATCACGATTTTTGTAGTTCTTAGCCTCTATCAATAAACGTCGAAATCCTGAACCTGGTTCATCAAAAGGCGATGCAGTTATTCTTTTGAAGAACACATCATTAATACTACCAATATGTTTTGAGAAATTATCACCCAATAATAAACACAGCAACATTAATTGTCTTAAATCCGTATTTGGATGGTTATGTAATATTTTTACAGTAACCTTAGACAATATTCCAACCCTATCAAGAATGGCTGCAACTAATTTCCTATCATTCTTTTTTAAATACCTTTCGGAAGGATAATAAGATCTCATTAACTTCAACCCATCGTTTGGAAGTTTAATTCCTTTTAACTCAGCAAATTTAACCATCCAATAGGTTATAAAATCTTTAACATAACTATCATAGCCCATATTATTAATCATTAAAGTATCAGAGATGGCGTCTTTAAATTGCCGATCATCAAATATTTCAATGAAATCTTTATAATATTTCGACCCATTAGTTAATGAAAATGTACCCGCTTTCAAAATTGAAAGGAGTGCGTGTTCTAAAGATCCAAAAGAGTTTGAAAAAAATGATTTATTCTTCCTGCGTGATTCGAATATTACAACCAAGAAATTTCCCTTTACCATATCAATTTTTATCGTGGTACTAGTGGAAGTCTTCCGAAAATATTTTGAATTTACATTCCGGGTTTTTGAAATATTGTATTGTTTTATTGTAACTATATTGGCTTCCCGTTTTATCCATCGTTCAGTTTTAAAAATTTCAATTGAGGAAAATGGATTATTATAATGCCTTTTAATTTGTTTGTCCTTTATTGTTTCGAAATTATCAAATTTAGAATTCGTGGTTATTTTTTTTGCTGACACTAATTTAATAACTTCGCGTTCAATTTCAGGTTGTCCTTTTATTCCATAATGTATCGATTTACTGTTCGGAGTAGTTGTGTAAAAAAAATGTCTACTATTCTTACGAAAAAGATTAAGTGTCTTAATATTGGGGGTTGAATCGTTATTAATAACCGCAGATACAACAAACTGTTCTGGTTTTACAAGTAGTGTTTTTGGTAAAGTTCTATCATCAAACGGGTCTACGTGATCTAGTTCCAAATCGTCACTATCGAATATTATACTTTTCTTGCCTAAATTCGAATAATTTTTGAACGGATAAATCCGTGCATAACTAAACTCCTGTTTATACTCACTATTCATTTTAAATGATTTTAATTAAACAACATAGTTGTAATATAAAAATTCTGTTTTTGTTTTTGGTTTAAAATTTCCGTCTATGGTCTTTACTTCAAAACTAACCCTCTTAAATCCATTATCCATCAACTTGTCATAAAGGTCACAATGATATCCACTAATAAGAATCTTTGCCTCACTCTTAATGACAGTGTCTATGAACTCAATATGTCCCTGTCTGTCCATATCAACCTTATATCGGGTACTGGTTCGTGTGGATTGTTCATATGGAGGATCAGCATAAATAAAAACATTTTTCCTGTTATATTTTTCGATTAATTTTGTCCCATCCATATTGGTTACAATAACTTTGGAAAGTCTATCATGTAGTTCTGACAACCTATCAATAGAAGACAAAAAATCGGAAATCGATTTACTCATTCCTCTTCTGATGTATGTATTCTTTGAGAAGCCTCCAACCCCATTATGAGATGTACGATTCACATAAAAAAAACAAAAAGCCCGCTCGTCTATTGGTAAGTCGTTACGTTTTAGTTTTTCCTTGAGTTCTGATCGAATGTCTTCTGAATAAAAGGCAAGATCACATCTTTCTTTAAATACTTTAAACATATCCGGGTCAGATAACACCTTATATAAAGAATATACATTTTGATCCATATCATTGTATATCTCAATAGGAACGGGATCTTTCTTTAATCCAATGCTGTATGAACCCCCAAATGGTTCTATGTATGTGTCATATTCTTCCCTGTT